GTGGTTTACAAGTTGAACAACTTGAACGGGCGGCCGTACCACTCCGACTCAAATTGAGCTCGGTGTTTGAAGGCACAGTCCGCAAAGTTGGCAAGGTTGCCCGAAGGCAACTCAACGAGTTTTCCCTTTTTGATGGAGAAGGCGTGTTCGAGAGTCCAAATGGAATCTCGAATTTGTTCGCCGTAAATCTCGATCAAGTTGTCGCGACACGATTCGTAGAATTGGGTGGCTTCCACGGATCGCATCGAACAAAGGTAAAGTGAAGATTGATTAAGTCGATCCACCATCGCGTCGACTTCGGTTTGATCTTCGGGGGGTTCCCAGTAATTCATCGTTTTCACGACGGACTGGAGCTCCAGAGGAGCTTCGACGTAAAAACCCAACTCGTCTTTGCGAGGAACGAATCCTCGCTTGAGAAAGGACCATTCCTCGATGGGAAATGTGTCCTTGAACTCGTTTGACTTGTGTGGGTCCGTAATGATCAACCCCCATTTCGCCGCCGTTTCGACGAAGAATTTGAGGTTGAAACCTGGCATGTCGGTTGAGACGAAACCGTCGTCGCCGTACATCGTGTTGACACAGAAGTACTTGAAGGCGTCAACGAGTTTGGTCGGGTCGATGTTGCGTTTCTTGATCTCGGCGGCGTAGGCAGGAGTCTTTTCGAACTCCATCCACAGCATTTGCAAGATGATTTCTTGCACGAGCGAGTTGATGACGGCGGTATGAAACATACCGGACGCCAGCGAACCGTCGCACTCGTAGATCGTCCCTTGGACGTTGTACAGCGGGTTGGAGGCAAGAGCCAAGCCACCCGCCATCACTTGATACCAAGGGATGCCTTCGATGGTCGCGTCGTCGGAGTACAACCAAGACATCATGTCAAAAAGCAGCTCGTGGGCTGCTCTGAGGATTTCTTGGGAATGCGATCCGTCGAACGTTTTGAAATCGTACAAGATTTGCAACAACCGAGCGATGTGCTTTTGGAGGAGCACTTTCCACTCGGAAGAGTCGGCATCAACACCAATGGCGATTCCAGTAAGAATTGAATTCTCCTGGATCACCTTGAAGACGGGGAGTGATCCCCGACGCATGATGTCGTTGTAAGCGAAAGGCATGGACGCGAAACCGCGAATGTCCTTTTCGATTTTCTTGACTTCGTCTTTGAGGTTGATGTCGGCAATGATGCCAGGGTTGATGTGCTCGGAGAGGCAGTGCGCAACGAAGCGCACGCTCTCACGAGCTTCTGGCGTGTAAAAGCGAGTCTTCCCGTCATCAAGAATGACAGAGGACTTGGGTCCGCGGCGCGGAAGCCCTTGTCCGGTCTTCTTTTTG